TGGACATTTTTAAAAATGTCCAATTTCAAATTCTGTTCAACTCTTGGAAATTTGAATTTATGCAAATTTGAGTTTAGAGCATAATGCAGTAAAATGATTTTTTAGAAAAATATTTTGTTTGCATAACAAAAAAATGTTTTTAATTAAAAGTATTTAGGCGTTTTTTTCTGTTGATATATATATCAACAAATGTCAACAGAAAAAACGCCAAAAAACGCCCCAAAATATTATTGTGAAAAGTGTCACTTTGGATGTAACAAATCTTCAGATTATAAAAGACATCTTGACACGAGAAAACATAAATCAACAGAAAATCAACAAAATCAACAAGAAAAACACCAAAAAACACCGAACAATTATGTATGTGAATGTGGAAAAAATTACAAAGAACGAACTGGATTATGGAAACATAAAAAGATATGTGATTATACAGAAGAGGTAGAAAAAGAACCTGAAGAAACTAGTAAAATAACAAAAATAAGTGAAGATGATATATCTGTTAAAGATATGATGGTAATGATGATGGATATTATAAAAGAAATGAAAAATACGAATACAACTAATAATAATACAACTAATAATAATACTCAGAATAATTTTAATTTGAACTTCTTTTTAAATGAACAATGTAAAAATGCGATGAATATTACTGATTTTGTAAAGTCAATAGAGATAGAGGTTGAAGATGTAGCCAACGTAGGGAAATTAGGATATGTAGAAGGAATAACCCGAATAGTAACAAAAGCATTAAATAATTTAGATGTATATGAGAGACCGATTCATTGTAGCGATCTTAAAAGGGAAGTAATGTATGTAAAAGATAATGGAATATGGGAAAAAGAAGATGAAAGAAAGCCAAATATGAAAAAGGCGTTAGAAGTGATATCGCATAAAAATGTAATGAAAATAAAAGCATGGACAGATGCGAACCCCAGTTGGAAGAAACACTATAGTAAAGAAGAGGATGAATACTTGAAAATATCATATGAAAGTATGGGAGGTTCAAATGCTGAAGAAGATGATAAATACTTTAATAAAATTATTCGTAAAGTAGCAAATAATGTTACTATTGACAAAGTAAAGAATATTTAAAAAATATTATATTATTAAATCTAATGATATAATATTTAAAGGTTTATAACACCGAATTTAAAAACTGAACTAATGTATCTTTATTAGGTTTAGCATCATATTCAATAACTTCATTATCTTTTAATAGTTTAATTGTTGGATATCCATCAATTTTATAAGTTGAAATTAATTTTTCTGTTTCTGGTGTTTCCTCTGTACAATTAACGTCTGTAAATATTATTGTATATCCATTTACTTCTTTTCCTTCATATTCTGCTTTTACTTTATCCCATTCAGGTTTAGCCGTTTTACAATGAGGACACCAGTCTACAAAAAACATCATGATTTCAGCTTCTTTTTTTGGTAACTTGGACTCATTTGGATCATATTCACGAGAAGAAGACTCATCTTTTTTCTCTGTTGAACGAGTAAAATAATAAATTAAACCTAACATAATCACCACTCCTAAAACAATTAATATCCATTTATATTTACTTATGAATGATGGATTCGAAACAATAGCACCTCCTTGATTTGCCACCGGTTGCATTATATATATAAAGAATAATAATTATTTATATCTCTAACGAAATAAAGACATTATACTATATTCATATAATATGTTATTTAGAAATAAAGATGGTAATATAGTAAATATTAATAGATTAGATTATACAAATGACAACATATATTATACTAAAGTAATGAATGTTAAACATTCGCACAACGTAAATAATACTAATATTAATAAAATCATAGAATCCACGCGCATTATTCAAAAGACATTAAAAAATATGTAATAAATCTTTTTTTCCTTATATAATATATGGTTAATACACGAAAAAAAAATAAACATGGAAAGAAATATACGAGAAAACGTGGTAAAAAGCGTACGACTTATTCTAATAAAGATTATAGCAGTGGAGAAGGAATGTTAACTTCTGTATGGGGTCCTAGTTTGTGGCATTATTTACATACCATGAGTTTTAATTATCCTGTAAATCCTACTAAAGAAGATAAACATTATTATAAACATTTTATTATGTCTTTAAAATATGTATTGCCATGTAAATATTGTCGTATCAATTTAAAAAATAACTTTAAAGAATGTCCATTAACAAATGCTGATATGAAAAATCGTGAAACATTTTCTCATTATGTTTATAGATTACACGAACTCATTAATAAAATGTTAGATAAAAAATCTAATTTAACATATATTGAGGTTCGAGAACGATATGAACATTTTAGATCTAGATGCACAGAAAAACATAAAATTTTTAATTTTAGAAAGAAAACTCTAAAGAAAAGAGAAAAGGGATGCACAGAACCGCTATATGGGAAAAAATCTAAGTGTGTTATTAAAATAATACCTCAAGATCATAATGAGGAATCTTTTCAAATGGATGAAAAATGTATAAAATATAGATAATATAATATTGATATTCACTCAATATTATACATATTTGAAACTTAATTACATACCAAATTGGCTAAAATCATTTAATACAGGCATAGGTAAGTAATCGGCTTTTGAAGCACTTGATGCAGAAGTTGGTGCTGTTTGCGATCCAGGACGTACGCTACTTGCTTTCTTAGCTGATGCGTTTGATGCTAAATTAGACCCATATAATGGTGTATATGTGCTTGCTGAACTTATGGTTTCCTCCCAATTTTTAACTGCATTTATTTGCTTTAATGTAGGTGGCATAGCTCCTGCTGGTGCAGATGTAGAATCGGAATCTTGACTATTAGACATAGTATAAGGCCCTACAGATGGACACATAGGACAAACAGGAGGTATAACTTGAGATTTTAATATATACATATCTTCTTGACCTTTAGGTATTATATTTCTTGGTATACCTTGAGGTAATAATGACTCATATGGATTAGATATATTTGTAGGTTGTCCTGGACAATATTGTTGTGTTGAACATCCGTTGTTTGGATTTAACGTATTATTGTAAGTATAAATGTTATTCTCAACGAATATTAATCTTTTTCCACTTGCTAATTCTATTTCTATTGCATATTTGTTATCTTTACTTTTAAATATTTTTGCTGAACTACCATCTTCTCCACAACTAAACTTTGATTTTAAGATATCGTCTGTTATTGTTACTGCTGTATTATTTTGAGATGAACTTGTTGATTGAGATGGTGATAAACCATTATCTTGTTGACTTAAAGTATATATTTTCATATTGCCCGCACTATCAGTAATCATTATAGCATATTTCCCTTCAAATGCCATTAGAGTTGCTTTTCCGCCATTAGGACCATAAAATGTACTAGGAGAATATGTTTTTGTATAATGATTATAATTATCATATGTTATACTTGATCCTTGTTCATCTTCAAAAAGTTTAATAGCATTTATTTGCTTTAAAGTGGGTGGCATAGCTCCTGATGGTACTGATGATGGTGAACTTGCAGCTTCCTGAAAGTTTTTAATAGCATTTATTTGCTTTAAAGTGGGTGGCATAGCTCCTGATGGTACTGATGATGGTGAACTTGCAGCTTCCTGAAAGTTTTTAATAGCATTTATTTGCTTTAAAGTGGGTGGCATAGCTCCTGATGGTACTGATGCTGTTGCTGGTGGTACTGATGCTGTTGCTGGTGGTGCTGATGAGGATAATTGATTACCAATATCATTTACTCCAGAATTGATAGAATCTCCAACATCATCTGTTGCATCACCTATATCATCTGCTGTATTATCTACTAAAGTATCCATACTATCTCCTACATTATCTAGATCTGTTTCTAAACTAAATCCTTCTTTACTAGAAGCTAGATAATTACATAATACAAATCCTAATAGAATACATATTATAATAATAACTCCGTGTTTATATTCCACCATTGTATAAAATATATTGTGAAAAAAAAATAAATTGATTAATTTATTTTTTTTATTTATTAGTTTATTAGATAGTATGAGTGATTCTGAAAATATTGAAAAAACAGAGGTAATAAAGAAGAAAAAACGTGAATATAAACCAACAATTCCAGTAGCACCTTATCATGACTCGGATATTAATTGTTTTGAAATTGGTATTGATGAAGCAGGCAGAGGCCCTCTATTTGGACGTGTATATGCTGGTGCTGTTATATTACCTAAAACCGACACATTTAACTATACCTTAATGAAGGATAGTAAAAAGTTCTCTTCTCATAAGAAAATTATGGAAGCTTTTAATTATATTAAAGAAAACGCAGTCGCATGGGCAATCGAATATGAAGACGAAAATATAATTGATCAAATAAATATATTACAAGCAACACAATCTGCTATGCACAAATGTATTAAAAAAATATTAACATTTAATCATTATCTCAACAGCGAAAATACCAGCCTATTTATTGATGGAAATTATTTTAATTCATATACTATTTACGATCAATCAACTAAAAAATTTGAATCCTATAAACATACATGCGTAGAAGGTGGAGATAGTAAATACGCATCAATCGCTGCTGCATCTATATTGGCTAAAGTATCTCGTGATGAATATATAAATCAATTATGTAATGAAAACCCTGAATTAATTGAACGTTATTCTATTGATAGTAATAAAGGATATGGAGCAAAAAAACATATTGATGGTATTAAAGAATTTGGAATTAGTAAATGGCACAGAAAATCCTTTGGTATATGTAAAAATTATTGAATATCACTAACACTAATGTCTAAAACGTTTAACTCTACCTTTTGTATATTTTATACGTCGAGCACGTTTTATTTGTTTTTTTGTTAATTCCTTATGCGTAACTGGAGTTTTCTTTGTAATACGTTTAGAAGGTCTATATACATCGTTTTTATACTTATAACCTACTTCACCCCGTTGATTAACCCATTTTTCATCAAACCATCTTGTTAATCCCTTTTTTCTAGTTTTATTACCTAAATATGGTGATTTTTTATTTCCATATTTTTTACTGAACTTATTTTTATAAGTTTTTACTAATATACCACTCCTATAAGCACTATGTTTTGGATGTTGTTTGTATACTTCTTTTTTTATTTTATTATACAATTTAGTATCGGTTGGTATATTATTTGTCATTATACATTATTGAAAGATTTTTATCCAATTTATTTAATAAATTGAAATAAAAAACGTATCTAATCATACATTATAATGAGTAACCATATTAGTATTGAATCTGTAACAAACAGCGTAAAGGTTGGTTCTTGTGTTCTTAGAGGAGAAGATAATACAACAAAACAATTATGGAAGGTAGTATGGGAATCAGATGTAAAAGAATTAATTACATCTGATTATGGACGCATTTATTTAATTGTTCAAAGAAATGAAGATAGCACTAATATACTTAAAATCGGTAAATCTGAGTGTAAAGGTGGTATGAAAAACACATTTGCTTTTTATCAAGGTGGATTAGGTGGTTCTCCATCTGTCAGAACATTCGGGATTCATCATTTAATTTATAATGAACTAAAAAATAATAATAAAATCGAAATATATGGCATTTGGAGTAAACCGGTAAAAGTAATGGTTCCTGGATTATATAATGAAGAAGAACAAGATATATGTCCATCTATACATTCGATGGAAGAAAAGTGTCGTAATGATTACAAAAATATATATGGAAAATATCCGCCTTGGAACTTTCAAGAAAATTGTCAATCATGGCCAGATGATATTCTACAAAAATATAAAGAACAAGTTCAAAATAGAAACACACACCTCTAAGAAAAATACTGATATGATGAAATAATACAATAAATAAAATAAATAAAATATTCAAAGATGTAAAATCTAAATAAAAATTATACTCTTTTTTGTTTGCGATGTTTCTTGCGAGTCTTTCTTTTGGATTTTCCTCCTCTAAATTCACCTGGATAATTTCGATTTATCCATTCCATAGGTATTGGTTCCCTAGTTATGGGATGTGTTCTTTTATTAT